TCAATAGCTTCCTTTACCAGTACTGCGTCATCTAACGACAATACACCTTTAGCTTGAGCAACTAGAGCTACTTCCACTAAGATTTGAATTGCTTTGTTCTGATCCATTGTTATTATTTTTGACTAAGTTAAATCAAAAGTCTGTATTTGGCAACATAAAATTATCAACATTATTATCGTAGAAACTTGCATATGCCAAATTACACTTCATAAGGGCTTTACCGGTCTCCCCATTCCTATTCTTTCTCACATAGGTAACTACCATTCCACGAGAATCTGTATCTATTCCATCGTATTCAAAACTTGGATAATCGTAGTATTCAGGTCTCCATAGCATCAATACCATATCCGCATCTTGCTCGATACTTCCTGACTCTCTTAGGTGGTGTAGGAAAGGTACTTTAGGATCTGATTGTTCTACTTGACGGCTTAATTGAGAAATTGCGATAATTGGGATGTTTAGTTCCTTTGCTAATAGCTTAACCTTTCTACTAATCTCCGAAATCTCCTGCTCTCTATTACCGCTTCTAGACTTAGTCGTAATTAGTTGCAAGTAATCGATAACTATCAGCTTCACGTCATGCTTACGCTTCATTGTAATCGCTCTCGCTCTTATTTCGTCAATAGAAGCACCGGGCTTATCGTCGATAAAGATTGGCAAGTCTCCTACGGATTGTATTGCACTAAAATAATCAAGTACTTGCTTTTCTGGCAACATAGTCATTCTAGAATTGCAAATTTGTGACTCGATTGCCGCAAACTTCTTGGTTAACTCTACGCTACTCATTTCCAAGCTAAAGAAACCTACTGGGGTCTTATCGTACTTTGCAAGTCTATAAGCAATATTAATTCCGAAGGTAGTTTTGCCCATTCCCGGTCTACCTGCCAATACAGCAACTTGTTGGTTCTTAAAGCCTACTATTACTCGATCTAAATCAATGTATTTGCTCTTACAACCTGAGAATTCTCCTCTAAGCTCATTTTCCTGCTCTCTAATCATCTCAAGTAGTGCAGTTGATAGTTGGACACCACCAACATTAGAAACTTCGTTAGAAAGGCTTAAAACGACTTCGTTTGCAATTACCATATTTTCGTCTAGATCGGTAGATAGGTCGTATAGGCTGTCGATTAGCTTTGCTGACTTCTCAATTCCTTCTCTGCGTTCGCTTAATTCTAGTAGCGTATGGCAGAAATACTCGAAAGAAGAATAAGTTCCTGCACGTTCCATAAGTTCCATCAAGAAAAAGTTACCGCCTACGTTATCTAAGTGGTTGTTGTTTCTTAGGTATGTAGTTACTGATACTAGGTCTATTGGCTTTGCTTGAGAATACAGGCTAGTAAAAGCGTTAAATACAGTTTGGTGTTCATTTTTGTAAAAACAATTAGCGTTTATGATGTTTACAGCAGTAACAAATGCTTTAGGTTCATTTAGGATAATCCCTAGCACCTGTTCCTCTATTTCGATATTGTGTGGTTGTATTCTGGTCATTATGCTTTGATTTTTGGTTTTTGTTCTTTAGGTTGTTTAGCAAAGTTAAGATATTTTTCGAATTTGCTAGGACTAAATAAAGTATTTGGAGTTAGGTATTGTTCGTACTCCGTTCCTGTCCATCTCGCAACCTGTGAATCTATAACGGTTTTAAAATCTTCTACGGTAAATCCTTCGCTTAATCTTCCGTTAATAGACTTCTTAGTATTCTCGTTACCTGTACGGTATTTAGATCCTGTCTTTTCGTTCAAATAATTAACAATTTCCTCAACCTCTTTTATATTATTTTTAATATTATTATCTATAGTATTATTATGTAGACATTTTTGTCGTGAGGTCACGTCATTTTTGTCGTGAGGTATAGACATTTTTGTCGTGAGGGTAATAGTGCGTTTATTTGAGTCTAAAATATCTACTTTTACGTCAATATAACCTGCTTCATTCAGCTCAGAAATAAGCCTAGAAAGACTACGATCTGACTTCCCTAAAACATTACCTAGATGCTTATTTGTAACCGTACAAACTCCATATTTATCGCAGAAATTTGCAATGATACAAGCAATCAGTTTGGCATTAGCAGAAAGCTCTTTATCGTAGAAAACAGCAGCAGGCATCGTATAAAAAAATCCGCTCATGATTTATCCTCCATTAACAATTACATCTAATATACCAAAAAAGCCTATTAGAATTAATATTATTATAAACCAAGGAATAAGTTCTCCACTATACAATCCGGGTTCATCTTTCCTTAATTCCCAAATTTCCTTAATGTATTCAAATATCTTTCTCATTTTGCCATCTCCTTTATGATTCTTTGAACAAGTAGTCTAGATATGTTAAACTTAACAGTACAAGCCGTAATATTGCCGTATTTGTCCATAAATTTAATCACATCCTTCTTGTAATTATCAGAAAGTAGCTTAACTCTATAGTCCATCTTCAGCTTAGACTTAGCCAGCATATCGTCGGTATAATAGTTGTAGATAGGTTTTAATTTCATATTGTACGTCTTAGGTTTTGGCGGTAATGGCTTAACGTATTGACGTAATGTAAAGCTTTCGTATAGTTGCTTGTATTTACTCGCAAAGGTATAATCAGCGTCTAGTAAGTCAGCAGTTGAGTAGTTAGAGTGCATGATTGTAGAGTGGTCTCTAGTGCCTCCGATTGCTCGTGAGATTCCTAATTCGCTATAACCATACTCGGTTCTAAGGATATAGAAAAATGCTCGCCTCGCATCCATGATATGACGCTTTCTAGAAGGACTTAATAAATCCTCAATGTTTACTTCAAAAATACGACAGCAAGTGTCTTTTAATAGTTCTAAATCTACTGGTTTTGGGTTATGTATCATTTCTATTTGGTTTTAATGGCTTGTCTCCTTTTACTAATGGCTCTAATGCTCCACAGCAAGGACAACAATAGCCTAAGTCTTTTAATTTCTTGTAAAATAGTTCGCTAAACGCTTCGTAATAGCTTTTGTATGGGTCTGTTTGCTTATACTCCTCTAAGGCTCTTATCTCAAAGTAGGTATTACTCCTATCCTTATTCATCTGATGACCGATATAACTTGGAGTCATTCCTAAATCCTTGTACATTAGGTAAGCCAACATCATCCTAGCAGCAGGAAGTGGAGTAACCCTACTAGACCTTCTAATGGCGTTCGGGCTAACTCCTGTTAATTCCTTGATTGCTTCAAAAGCTAAGTCCCAACGATAATCGTCGGTAAACTTGATTTTAGAAAGGGAGATCTTTTTCTTGAGCTTTCTCACCTTTGACATAATCATTTAAACATAAGAAGTGGGTAGAATAACCTTGAGCCTCTTTGCGTTTAACGGCTTTTAATTTAATTACTTCCTGAGTCTGCCCATCTTTCGTAGTGAACTCTTTCTTGAATTGAGCGTTGTCAGGATTAGATAAGATTTCTCTTAACTGGTTGATGTTTAGGTCGATTAATAAGCTGTCGCCTAACTCTTGTGCTGAACCGCAGTACTGGGTTTTCTTTTCTGTACTCATTTTAATTGTTTTAGATTGTTAATTAATTTTTGTTTGTAATCGTTTGCTATTTTAAGTTTTTCAATGATTCTTTTTTGTACTTCTTTATCTCGCTTTACTACGATATACCTCAACTTAAAAGGATCTTGCTGACGTGGGTCGTAGCTGATAAAATACCAATCTTCGATGCCGGTCAATAACGCATAGCCTTGAATTTGGTAATAATACTCTTTACGAACTTTCGGGAAGTCCAAAGGATCGAGAATAAGATTATCCAAGTGGATAGTAGCGTTATAAGGACACTTAACCTCAATACCAAAAGAACCATCCGCAGCAATACCATCAGGAGTTCCGCCAAAGTAATCATTCTGCTCAATAAAGCCGGGTTTAATAATCTCCGTATCCGATAAATCAGCGAATAAAGATATTGCTTCATCCTCGTAAGAGTTACCCCAAGCTGTCGCAGCATTTGTAAATTCATTTTCATTTGGCAGGTTCTCAATTAGTGTTTCTGCTATCTTTTCTTTGATATAGGTTATTGCTCCAACTGATAGAATATCCGCTTTGCTCTTAGGTTCGGTCATCAGCTTATGGAGTTCGCTAGGAGTAAACTTTCCGCTTCTAACTTTGAACCATTCAGGGCTTTTATGCTCTATCGTCTTCATCTTCCCTCTCTTTTTTAGTGATTGCCTTGTACATAAAGATAAAGCTAAGTACAAATATAACCAAAGTAGTTATCATTAAAGTAGCTACCGGAGCAAAAGCAATAGTCCAAGTGATGTCTAGTAGTCGTAGAGCCTTGCCTCCGATTAGAAAGGTACTAATAATTAATACCCATGCTATAATTTGATCGCCTTTCATTATTCTTTTACTTTAAGTAATCCTTTTTCGTGAAGTAGTTTTTGTTTAGGTGGGGCTACCTCAGCAGGAATTGTAAACATAATCTCTAGGGAACTCAGAATATCCTTGATGTCCTGAACTGTCTTTACCTTACCCCAGTTAATTTCGTATTTAATCGGGTCAAAGGTTTTTGT